CCGATCTTCTGGAAGACAGCGGTGGAACCTACCACGTTATTTTTAAGACGTACTGCATCCTTGAGATAGCTTCCTTGACGCTGGAAGACCTCATGGACTTTAGCTTCGTAAGAAGTTACGAATGAAGTGTCAATGCTTGTGCTCATGGTGCATCCTCATCGGATAAATGATGATGGACACAACCTTGTTGGGTGAGCCGAACCGGATTCGTCGGGTGGGCCTTGCGGGGCCGACTATCCCTTATCGGGGCTTACAGGTGTGTTATTCTTTTGACGGGGCCGCTAGGGGTGAGCCGTCTACAACTTATACGGATAATATCCGCCTATCTTTTAAGAAAGTCAAATCATCCTGCCTGAAGCTCCCACAATGGATTTGTTTCCCATCTTGGCGAGCATCTTTTGCTCCTTGGCGTACAACTGATCGGCACGCTTGGAATTACCGCTTTCCTGCGCTTCGGAAATCTGTTTACGGATGTCCCGGACCTCATCGGCCACGGTTTCTCTCTCGTCCTCGGACAAGGCCGGTCCAAGTGTTCCTTCTGACATTTCCCGACCGATAACGGCAAAGACTCTGAGCATCTCGGCTCGATCCATGAGGAAACGACCGTCCTTGGTCTCGATCCTTGACAAGTCTTCCATGTTCAGTCCGGCACGAGTGGCAATCGTGGAAAAAGCACGGTTTGCCAGAGTCTTGTTCTTGTCAAAGTCATCCTTCCACTCCGACTTCAGGGCTTCTTCTTGGGAGGTAGCGAAGGTTTTGTCTGCTTCGATTTGCGAAGTCTGGTATCTAAGAGCGTCTTCATTAACCAGTTTTGAAAGTGTTTTAGCCGTGTCCTTGGGAATACCCAGTTCATGAAAGCGTTTACTCCAGACCTGACGAGAGACTTTGATTTCATCGTTGATCTCCTGTCCCTCGATATCGGGGAATTCGTAGAGTTCAGCCTTGTCAGGAATTCCCACGGCTTTACGATAGGCGGCTTTTTCATCGTCGGTCGCGTCTTTACCGGGAACACGGACTTGCGACTCACGTTTACGGAAGCTCTCGATGGCTCTGACGGCATCGGCCTTGGAGGCAAAGCGTTCAGCGGTTTTACGCAGGTCTTCAGGAAGGTCGGAGCGCCAGTCTTGATCTTTTATGGCGGCTTCCAAGTCCGCCTTGCTGGCCTTGGATTCCTGTTTCTGTTCCGTTGTGGCTTCTGAGCCTTTTTGTTCTGTTTTCTGTTCCGTTGTTCCCGGTTTCAGTTCTTCGGTTACGGCTTCGGCTGTGCTGGACATTATTTATCCTCCTTTTTACCTTCAAGATCGCTCAAGGCTTTACGCTGTTCCCGTACCATTTTCATGGCGGCATCATGCCGTGGTTTGTCATTCTTTATTTTGGCCGCATCGATCAGCGTTCGCATATCGTTCTCGGCCTGATATTTCTTGTCCATGGCGGACATAGCGTGTTCCATGTTCATTTCCTCTTAGTCTGGGTTTTCTCTGGGCGTTCTGGGGGTTCGTTGTAGACAGTCACGAGAAGTCTCAAAGCCATGTTTCTCTCGCCTTCCCGGACAGCCATAGCATAAGGGTCGATGGGTTTGGAGTTCATCGCGGGGGAGAACATCCTTCCCCATGACAGGATTTCCCGTAACACTCGTTTGCCTTCGTCTGAACCCATGAAGGTTTTTCTAAAATCTGTGTAGCGATCTTTTGGTAAATATTGCTTTTGACTTGTGAGGTTCGCAACGGCATTCAGGATGTCCAGTTCATCCATATTTTTTCTGGATAAGACTTTTGAGAATCAGGGCATTTTCTGCCCCTAGATTCTCAATGAACTTGTCGTAATCAATATCAATGGAACCATCATCACGTTCCCGAATACCGAAATTCGCCTTGAAGTTCCTGACTCTTTCCAAAGCAGGTTCAAGAGATTGTTTCAGGGTTGCAAGCCGTGCTTCAGCCGACTGTGCCCGTTCAACCCAAAATGAATCGTCGCTCATGATATTTCCCTTGTTAAAACAAACCTTGCCCCGCCCAGCCCGACCTTGCCTTGCCATGCCAAGCCCCGCCGTGCCGGACCGAACAAAACCTAACCTTACCATACCCCACATTACCCGACCTCGCCGCACCTGACCGAAACTAATCTATAGGGTACTTCAATTTATTCTTGATACAAAATAATTCAATTATTCCTTCAGGGATAGGTTTTTCGCCTATCTCATATCTTGACCATGTACGCGGATGGATATGAACTTGTGCCGAGGCTTTCGCCAATGAAAAACCAAGATTTTCTCTTATACTTTTAAGTTGCTTTCCATCCATAAACAACCCTTACCTTACCAAGCATCACCGGACCACACCTTACCTCGCCACGCCCCACCGGGCCACGCCAAGCCCGACCCGACCTGACCCCACCTCAACAAACCATGCCGTACCAGACAATACCCTACCCCACCTCAATTAAATTTCTTTAAAACTCGTTACTCTGAATGTACCGAAAGGCCCGCGTTTCTCAGGTCGAAAATCACCGATGCCGATTGTCATGCCAGCCTCATTCAAAAGCTGATGCACCGTATCCACATCAAGCAGATCATCATTTACAAGAATGTCGAACTTTGCTCCCCACTCATTAAAGCGAGGACGGTAACGCATGATGCGGCCCTTGGTAGCGGGAATTGTTACAGGGCGCGCATCTACTTCAAAATCTTTAGCTGGACCTGATCCATTCATAATCGTCACCGTATCGGTAGTCATGCGAACCGCCGAAGGCACAACAAACCGTAAACTTTTGCGAGAACCGCGCATCTTGTGGTTGCTGCCAGCATTACCGAGACATCCGGGAATTGACGCAGCAGAGAAATAGAAAGTACCATCTGCGGCGATGTAAGCTGCTTTGGTTGCCTCGGCACGCGGATCGAAGTTTTCCATCTTCATCTTGCGCGTGTTCTTCGCTTGTTCGCTTTGCTCAGCAAAACGGTGAATTAGAAGGGGGGTTACACCACGGATTTCAACATTAATTGTTTTCACTTACTTCTCCTTACCGTAGCAAAATGCCAGGTTTCAGGAATATATTACCACAAATTAAGCGGCTTTGGCACTGGTAGGACGCTGGACTAACCCCAGTTTATCGGCGACTTCAGACCCGGTTTTTACCGTTTCCACGGTTTGCTGCAATGCCATGGCTTCTTGTTGGGCCTCCATGACCTGCTGTCTTTGTTCCCTGATCTGTTGTACCTGCTCCTTGCCATTGACCAATTTACGGGGAATTCCCAAGGCTTCTGCCGAGAAACGTCCGTATTCGTCGAAATTGACCAGATCGGTGACATCCGGCCTGACTTGACCTATCGCCAGGGCTTCTTGTACCCATATCCTAGCGGAAGCGGCTTCGATCTGCTGTCTGATGCGCTTGACCGGGGACTCATATTCAAACCGGATATTCTCGCCCTGTAAGACTTCAGGTATGGGCAGGAAAGCCCCTCCCCGGAGCATAATCATAAAAGCTCTTTCGACCATCGGGGCGGTGTAGTCAGTCTCCAGCCTGCCGAAGATCGGGCCGATTTCCCTGATAAACTCCTCTTTGCGCTGATTAACCTCGGTAGCGGTCATCTGCGGGCCTTCTACGGGCAGATTCAGGACGTTCTTGAAGAACGCCGCCATGATCTGAAGGCGGGTGTCCTGCTGCATGTCCCGGCTGATGGGCAGGTTAGCGCCGGTTTCCAAAGGAAAGAACGGATTTCCCCGCATGGCAACCGCAGTCTCTACATCGTAGTAACTGAGACCTCCGGGAAAGCTGTTAACGGCATCGAAACTCCCGTCATTGGGGGCGAACAAGGGAGGGTCGGCGGCTCTCTGACCTGCAATCAGAATCGTCTCGCCCATGGCCTGTAACGTATCGGCATCGGGTAAGGCGATCATCCCCGGAGACCTTCCGTAGTCCTCACCGGAAGACGTATCCCACCGAGGAACGACAAAAGGAAACTCGTGAAAACCACCCTCGGACAATAAATGTTTGGCGTCTATCTCCAGCCACAAGTCTGCAAACGCCAGGTCCTTGGAGAATAACGGTCTTGTCTTGGCCTCTTTTCTGGGTATGACAATATGCAGGACTTCGATCTTGTCATCGGAAGTCTTCTTGGCGATTTCCCGTGACCTTTCGGACAGCTTTTCAATCCCAAAACGGGAGACTAACTGCCTCGCGGTTAGTTTACGTTTGAGAAACATCCCCTCCGCTGCCCCAGTCTCGCCGAAGAACGGGGTAGCGTCCTTCAGGTGAAGGGACTGAAAGAACAATCGGTTCTGTTTAGGTGCTTCCGAGACGAACATAACGGCTGTCCCGAACACGACTAAATCCTGATCTGTCTCTCCGCTGGCTTGTCTGAAGCGGGCGTGAGGATTGTTAAAACCAGACCTCAGCTTTTCCTCGGCATCCGATAACCAGTTCTTGACCTCATCCAAGTCGTTCAGACTGTCATCATCGGTCTTCATCTCGACCTTGGGCAGACCTTCGGGACGAATCATCCCTCCAATAGCGTTAGACAAGCTTCTCGCGGCCTGCATCGGCGTGCCGTCGAAGATGTCATCAGTACGTCTGTCTCCGTCTACAGTCTGGGTCGTGAACCCCAGACGACGCGGGAGCATGACTCTAGCCAGGTCATCCCACAGGGAATGCCACTGTGACTTGTCCCCATTAAGTTTCTTCCAACGACTGATTAGTTCTTCAATGCGTTCTGTCATGGGTAAGGAATATTAGCTCCGGCTTCTCTTGCTTTACTTAATAAAATGGCAATCCTCTGCTTATTGGCTGCCTTCGCTCCCTTCTTCTTGCGGGTCTTTTCAAGAATCTTGGGAGGGTTTTCTTTCAATTCCTTACCGATTCCCGACAGTAAACGTGCCTTCCTCGTGCTGTTATCCATTATTCACCGAACAGCTTGCCGGCTTTGGCTTCGGGACGAACGACGTTACCCAGTTCATCCTCCATACCTTTGGTCAGAATCGTGGATTGACGTCCACGTCTTTGTAACTCGGACATTCTCTGTTTCTTTCTGGCCTCGACTACCACCGGGTCTTCGCGCTCGGGAGGCGGGGGAGGCGGGGGAGGCGGTTGATAGCCGGGAACACCACCACCTAAGCGTTCGATAACCTTTCCTATGCCTGACATATTATTTTCCTCAAATGTTTATAAAGTCCGTAAGGGGTTAAAGACCAGGAACGGATACATAGAATCCACTTGACCAGTCCGACGCAGTTATGAATCTTGAACGGCCAGATAACGGATCGGTTGCTTCTTGTTGTCTCGATGACCGTTAGACCTTGCTCTCGGTAATAACCGGCCACGTCAAAGTCGGAAGTGGTTTGGTATTTGACGATGGGAACCCCGATACCCCCATCTATCTGTATCCAGAGTCCATTTTCTTCGATACACACGAAACAATGCTGAAAGCCTTTCTTGAGCAGACAAGACAGGGGATGCATCCCATCCATGAAGACAACTACGGCTCTAACGGACTGAACTGACTTCAATGCAGCAATCCAAACGGCTTAACCTGTTGTCTCAAGGTTGACAGCGCGGCTTCGGGTCCGAGTTCCTCGATGACTTCATCGCACTGGGAATTAGTAAGGATCGTTCCGTTAAGTCTTTTATGAATCTGCCGCGTGATGTCTCTTAACCTGTCAAGGTCGATCTTTTCCAGATTAGCCGTGAACGAACCTTCGGACGTTTCCGGTAAAGAGGCGACGACTTCCGCCTCAGCGACTAACAGCCTGACGTTGATTCCCTGAATATGATTCGGGACTTCCGGCACTCGGTCTTGTCCGGGCTTCTTCTCAATGAACTGAATGGGGCCGTGGATCAGGTTGTGCTCCTGACACAAGTCGTCGATAGCTTCGGTGACATCGGATTCGTACCTCTGTCGCATTTCCTGATCTTCTTCGCCTGTGAGCCATATAGCCTGTTCGATCACGTCTCCGATTCTCATCCTCGCCACCTGTGCGGATTATATTTATGACGCTGTTCATTGGGTCGGCGTGCAACTTGTCTGTGCAAGCTGTTAACGTCAACGGACAGGCTTTGATCGGCTTGGCGTTCGGCAAGATACGCGGTTAGCGTCTTGGCAGTCCAGCCATTACGGCGTTCTTCCTCGGTCGGCTCCACGAGCGGTTGAGTTTTGACCGCTTCACGTCTTACCGTATCCCGTTCGCTTTCCAGTTTATCGGTCATCGGGCGTGCATATGTTTCGGATCGTATTTGTTATTCGCCATCGTCGGTCTAGGTTTGTCTTTAGGGACTACTCGCCTGACCATCTTGGGGAATAGCTCAGTGAACATGTGAACCATCGCGTCTACCCGGTCGGGGCTATTCTCTCCTTCATAACCACTAGCGGTTACAAGGCACATTTGAGCCTCCAACTTGGGAAAGGCTCCGACATGGTGAATGCGGTTAAGGCTGTAGAGTGACGCGATAGGCTCGGCTCTCAGATGCTTTCCCCGTGTAGCCCGGACCTGAATCACCCTGACGCCGGGGCGGATGGACTGGATCGTGTGCTCGACCATGTCCCCACCCTGATTGACCTCGGCGACTATCGCATCGGCCTCGTGAAGGTCGTAAACCGCGACGGCTCGCTCAGCCCATTCCTGTGGACTGCCTTGCGTCGAGACATCATCCAGCACATACCCTTGTCCGTCCTCGCCTAGCCCTCCGACGATAATACCGGCTTCGTCAGAACCGGGATTGTTGGATATGGGCGGGTCAATTGAAACCAGAATCCGGGACATCTTGGGGGCTTCGGTGCGCCGGTTGCGGTGGATGATCTCACGGGTCCAGATCGCTCCGACCGCTTGGGGTTCGTATTCGCCTAACCAGACGTGAGCATATCGGGCGGGCGTATTGATCTCGTCAAAGGCTCGCTCTTTTTCAAGCTCATCGGGGAACCACGGATTGTCTTTGTGACTTACCCGGAGGATTATCGAGTCCGGGGGTTGTATCGGGCCTCTAAAAAACTGGTCTACAGGGTCAGTGTCACTTCGGGGATTCCAACTGAACCACAGTTCCGAGTCGGCTTTGCGGATTGTAGGACGTAGGGTTTCCAGCGATTTAGCGGTTAGTGTTTGGGCTTCCTCGACATAACCTATGTCAAATCCTTCCAGAGATTTAATAGATTCAGCCGTGTGGTCGGCCATGCCCTGAAAAATTATCAGGCCGTTACCAGGAGCTGTAATGAAATCCTGCCTTACGTCGAATTTAGACTCTAGTCCGAATGCCTTGATCTTATCCTCGATTAGGAGCTTGACGGATTCCTTGAGGGACTTTTGTACCTCGCGGACACAAGCTATTCTAGTACCGGGATTGAGCAGACAACGCTCGATAGCCAGTTCAGAAAAGAAATGTGACTTAGCGGAACCTCTCCCGCCATACAAAGCTTTGTACCGACTTGGCTTCAACATCGGCACAAAGGCTTGTGCGGTTTGAATCTGTAATGTGGTCACAGTTTCTCATCGATTGTTTTATCAAGAGATTCTGGGTTGTCATATGTTGACATGTAACCTTTTTCGCCAATTACAATTTCTTTTGCGTTGAGTCTTAACCAACGGTAACGAGTGGCGTCACGGTGTAACCGGATCAGGCTTTCTTCGGTCGGGTATACTTTGAACCCTGAAAAGTCCTCGTCTTTCAAGCCAGACATTCCTTGCAGGACCAACCGGATAGACGTTGCCCATTATGCAGACAAGATTGATCTAGTCTGGCTCGCCAATTCTGCTCAGTGACTACACCGCACTCGATCTGCCCATCGGGAACAATGCCGAGCGATACGAGGACATAACCATCAACAGCTACGCCTCGTCCATGACCCTCAAACCGTGATTGGTCAATTTCAGGATGCCAGGCGAAAGGCGTGTAATTATTCTCGTGTTTGTTCACAACTTTGTTCACAGCTTTTAATTTGTTCACGGGTTTTTGCGTTTGTTTGTTCACAGAATCAGTGTTCACAGACGGCTGTTCACGCGCCCGTTTTTCGGACATCCATTTACGCCTATAAGCTTTGCGTTCTTCGCTGTTCACGGATCAACCCTCTGAGAGTTTTCAACCTCGGTTTTTGCCAACCAATACCAAACTACACCGAGAATTATCCACGCGATAGGACCGAGTAGAAACGCGACGAGGATATAGATGAACCACTGTAACCCGCTAGGAATCATTGTTTCACTCCTGATTAATACACGAGCAGTATATCAATCCTCCAGCTTGTTCACCAGATTATCCCCGCCGAGCGCATATCCCTGTGTCTTCAGCCAATCTGGCCAGGCCAACGAATCTCCACCAGAGGTTTGAGAATCGGACAGATAATTGTCGTAACTAGTGCGGAGTTTGACCGTTTCTCCCGCGCGTCCGGCGCTGAGATTTGAGCTATTTAGAGCCATTCACCACGATTCTTTCGATTTTCTCGATAGATAAAGAGCCGGTTAGATCGAGTGCTTGAACAGATTTCCCTTCGATACGATCACCGAATTCTTTCAGCGCAGCAACATCTTTTTCCTCGCATTTATCCAGTAGCGCATCCGCCAGACGATTTAATCTGTCTGGTTTACCTTTCTCGCGGCGAGCGAGAGCGCGTCTTATCGCATCTTGCCATATTCGAGGTTTCAGATTTCCGCGCGCATTCTGATTGCCTAGTTTTGCGCCTCTAGCAGCCATTTACGATTTAAACTCCATGATTAAATTACAACAATTTGATAGTGAGCACTAACTTACACATTATGTGCTTATGTAGCTTTTCATTGGGTGAGATTGATTTGTGTACTGTCCGACTAACGGTACTTGTGTTCATCATCATCGTAACGATAATAAGCATCATGAACAAAGCCAATCAGACATTGAAGTGTGAGCGATGTGG